GAGTCGAACGCGCGTTGATCTTCATTAGTAGTTCTTTGAACTTTTTCATAAAGGTCATCGATTCTACCAGAACGGTGACGAGCTTGATCTCCACCTAATATAAATTCATGAACGCCGCGCTTTAACAACGCTGGTTCTGACCAATCTTCTTCAATAAATGAACCACCACGATTGTTAGGCTTCGTAGCTTGCGCTTTGCCCTTACGATCATTCTTCATGTATTGTTCTTTGACTGGGCGTCGGCCACTTTCCATAGTCACTTCTGACTTCATGCCATATCGTCTTGCCATTGCAAAACTCCTTCGAAAATATAGTCCTCTTTGGACTACAAGGTTACACCCCTAACGAAGTTTCAGCACCCTGCTGAGCTTCCTGAGATACTCTTTGCGCAGGTGCTGGTTGAGCCACTGCATTAGTTTCTTTTTCAACTTGATCTGTCTCTTGCTGACGCAATGCTGTTAACATTTCTATTAAGCGTTGAACATGATCAAGATCAATTGATTGTAATTCTTTAATTGCCTTGATCTTATCAAGGGTAGCTTGCGCATCTTCTTTATTAGCTTCGTGCAGTTTCTGTATGGCGAGCGCTCTATTCTCTTCAACACGCGATGTTCTTTCATTGTAGAGACCAATGTCAGCAGCCGCTCTGGCTTTTTGCAACTCAGCACGACTTTGGAGTTCTTGCATCTGATATTGCATTTGCATTTGCTGCATTTGCTGTTGTTGCTGTTGCATCTGATTCATTTGTTCTATGATTTCATCTTTGCCTTGGAGCGTAGCCTTTTGAATCATGGTTGAATCAGGTATGGCAATTCCTGCCTTGCGAAGTTCTAACAGTTGAGCAAATTCAAGTTGCTTTTGTGTCTCAGTATTGAAACCAAGTTCTGAAACACAGTGATACTTACCAAATGCACGATCAAAGAAGATAGGTGCGGGCTTCTCACCATTTCCCAAGATTTGAGAAACTTTTCCTGGTGTCCAGTTGCGCTTTATAATGTCAAAGAAGATATCGCCCAACATATCCTGCGCTCTATCACAGTGAGAAAACAACGTTTCTGAAGCGGTAAGACCTTGAGATGTACGCAAGGCAGTCTTATAGCCTGAAGCGTCGTCCTCAACAACTTTGCCCAAGTTCTCTTGAGAAATACCCGTAACATTAAAAAGTTCTTTATCCAGAAGTTCGAGCTGCGTAAAGGCAGATACATCTATCTTTGGAGGTGGTATTGGTACTACATCCACTAACGGCGTTGCGTGATCCTTCAATGGGATTAAACGCCCTTGGCCTGTTTGTAATAAATGCTTGGCATCCAGAACCGCACCTTGTTTGAACATGAAGCCATTGTTAACGACCGCTTCTAAGAAATCAGAGTTGAGGATTAAGCGTCTATTGAAAAGAATTTGTGGGGATATTAACGAAGTCATGACCGATTGAATTCTGTTATACATGTACGGCATGGACTTAGAATAATAGCCAATAAACGCTACAAATGGATAGCAATCAAGGCCATAAGGATTAGGGCCATCGTAAAATATTTTATCTTGGATCGCGATGCATAAACGGATAGTAGAAACAGTCTTTTCTTCCAATTCCAATTGCGGGTTTTCAGCAAGAATTATTTCTATCTGTTCAGGTTGGAATTCAGTAATATCGGTTATTTCGCCGGTGCTTTTATCATAGACCTTCTTTTGCATTCTATAATCACGATACCAATATTCATCATAAGCAAGCTTAGGAGCCATAGAATAGCCCCGTGCTGCTGCTTCATATTGAAACCGGCCATCAATGGTTGAGCCTTGTTGATTGCCTTCAAGAGCCATAATCTCATCGTACCAAGAAGGCGGGCATATGTGGGCAATTGCGGGTTTTGTTTTATAACTGCGCACCATGATAAAAGATGCATCAGAGAGATCGGGTTGTTCAAAGTAAGGATCAATCATAAATTGGTTGAAGGCGAGATTTTCAAACTTAGGATCACCATTAAGAGGATCATTGGAAAAATCTAAATAGATTCTCATAAGGTTCATGCCGGAGATTATACAGCCTTCATGAAATGCTTCTGAAATCTTTTCGTAAACATTTTCTTTTTTATAGATTTTCATTTGGAGATTGGTCAATTGATCAGCAGTATATTGATCACCATTCTCACCAGGAACAAAGATGGAGGATTTACGATTTCTTCGTTGATATCCTGAAAGCATAAGCCCAATTGGCCTACAACGATTCATGTAGAAATTAGATGATCCCATTGTCCCAGGATTGTTGCCCCAAGTATTCATAATGGTAGGATCACCCGCTTCTAGGCGGACATTAATATTACAGCGTTGCCAAAAGACATTCCAAATAGACTGATGATTCTGATAATCAGCATCTTTTTTGGCTTTAATAGCACTAAAATCTGAATTGATATTCTCAGGAGACGGGACAAATATAGGCATCGATGCATCTACCTTTTATTTAGATTTCCCTGAGAGTGTAGAAAAGGAATGCCCGCGACGCAAATTTTATTTTTTTATCTTAAACCAATGGCATCCTCAAACAATAACAAATGGGGCACAATCATTATCTCATACTCATGCCATTGGCTTTCTTTTAGTCAGAAATTGTATAAAGAATCTCTTCCTCTTGGACTACTAATAAACCTTCTCCAATATCCCACCCAGCATGCGCTTTTCTAATGTAGGCTATATCACCAACAGACCACTTGGATTTTGTTTTACCTACAGCAACAATAGTTGTCTTTTGGGTTGGTCTTTCAAAGGCATCAGGAATGATAAGTCCGGTAGAAGTCTTCTCTTCATTATTCTGTAGTTCGAGTGCAATCTTATTAAAACCTGGTTTGATTTTAGATTTCATTCTTTATTCTCACTTGTTTCAAAATCAAAATTAAGCTTTTTCCGTTTATATTTTTCTAACGTATAAATCATTTTCTGGGTAATTCCAGAAGAACAAATTACTCCCCATGATCCTTGATCCCCCTCGATAAATGACCTAAATATAGGAGTATCCTTGATCTGATTTCGAGTCCAGAAAGGCTTATGATTTAAGCAATTTGATTCTTCATAATTATTTAATGTTATAAAACTATGAACAGCCACTTCTCTGCATTCACCCTGATTGCAAAGGAGAAATAAAGTTTTATTTTTCTTCATTATCTATTCATTATCTCTTTAATACCTTGTCTAAATATTCTTGGGAGGTGCGCTGTTGAGGCACCATATTGAGATTCTTGGCGCAGTCTCTCATAATCATCGGCACTTCGTCCAGAATAAGTATGGTGAAGACCTAAGAAAATACCCATAAAACTCGAAGCGTAATTACTCGCCCACGTGTGCGCGGGTTTCTGAGAATAAACCCCACGCTCTTCATCCCAAATTCTATGATAGTTTTCCAGTGCATCTATTAAAGCTTTACATTTGCGTTCATCAATCCAAACCTTGGGAAAATGAGTAAGCGCATTCTCAATTTGATCTGCTAAAAGATGCTGATCTAAAATCGTAAAGTTAATATCTAACTGTCGGGCTTTCTCATAGCGCGTAACTGCGCCTGCCCCCCACTCACGAACAGCCAAATCATGAGGAGCCAGGTATACCCCCATCTTATATCCATATTTAACTTGGCGTTCCTGCAAGAGAGCAGCATAAAAGTCTAAGCCTAGATTCTCTGAAGAATAGCAATCAATAATATTAATGATCTGGCCATCACCAACTACTTGGAACCAGATGATTGTTGTGGCATTGCCCTTAGACAAACCAATATCAATTGAGACGTGGGTTAAGAGCTGTGGCTGATGAGTAACATGGGTAATATGCTCATTTAAACGTAATGAATTTAGTGCTTTACCAAAGATAGCTCCCTCGATTCCACGTGAAAAACTGCAAAAATATTCTTGCTCATAGGTTTCTGGACTCATTCGCATTCGCTCAGCTTCTAGGTTCTCATGGGAGATATGCTGCGTATCTTCAACAGTTCTTTTATAAGTCCACCAATCAGGTAACTGTTGGGCTATTGTCCATATCTGATAAAAATGATTCTTGCCCTGCGGAGTGCTCGCAAGTACTAACCACGCATCAGGGTTAGCGGCAATAATCGGTGATACGGTATCGAGAATGGTTCCGTCCTTGTAGTAGGCGTATTCTGATAGGATAACCCCTGTTGGATTCCCACCGCGGATTGAATCATCGTGATTAAGAGCACCAACAACCTGCAAGATAGAATTGTTCTTGAAAGTAATCTTCATCTCAGATTCATTTTTTTTGAGTATAAGACGCTCAGGTATATAATCTGCAAATCGCTTACCATCAATACCAATCATATCCCAGACGTTACGCTTGCCTAAACGATGAGAGGGGCATACATAGAGAACTAAGCATGGTTTCATCAAACATTGACGAATTGCGCAATTCCACAGGGTAAGATCCTTGCCTGCCCTGCGCGGTAGAGTAACTACCATGCGGCGAATGCCACGATTAAAGATTGCATCAAGGATAGGTTCCTGATAGGGTCGGGCTTTAAACTCATTAAGAATGATAATATCTTCTGAGTTAAGTTTCATTTCGCAGGTTCTTTTTTCTTTTTATTACCTAATGGGTCTATAGAGACTATTTTAATTTCAGGAGCGGGGGTTTCTTTTGCACTTTTACTGGCCTCTTTAAGCTTCAATTTAGCTTCTGCTTCTGAAACAAGAGTTTCTAAAAGG